TCAATGGTCGACAGCTAAGTAAAAACTTAGAAAGACTAACACAGGACAGCATGTATGGACGCTTCTCCCTTGAAGATGACCGTGCTGACCTAGCTTCTACATTGTTCAGCCAGTTTGGTTTGAATAAGAAAGCAGGTCAGTATGGTAGTTTTACAGGTGTATCTGAACTAGCTAAACGAGCTAAAGATGTAACTAATACTAGAGACCTAGCAAACTGGTTAGGTGAAGCCTTAGAGAAAGTACAGACTCTAGATAATATGGCTTTGCGTAGTGAAGGTCTTTCAGAAGTATTTAAGATTTTCCAACAACAGTCAGCTAGGGTTAAACGACTACATGCTGAGTATGAAAAACTTACTGCCTTCTCTCACACACCTGAATGGTTTGGATTTGGTGGAGGCCCTACTACTGAAGAACTACAACAAGCTGGTGAACTACTAGCTTATGCAGCATTGTTTAAAGGTAAAGCAACCACGGAACAAATGATTCGTGATATGCCTAACCTTGCTGTAGCTGACGCTAACGGAAATATTGTTATTGATCCTAATGCTTTTGAAAGAATCAGGCAGGCAGGAGAAGTAACTAGAGATGAATTTACTAACGGTATTGAAGTAGTACTAGATATTGTTGAAGGACAAGAGAACACACAACCTTCTGTCTACAAACCTGCGTTTGCTATTACTGATAATGTGTGGCGTATCTACCAAGAACAAAGGGCTGCGGTAAACCAAGCTGCACTTGATGTGCTTGAAGCCAACCTTGGTGCTGCATTAGATCAAAAGAACGAAGCACTGGAAGGATTTAAAAATGTTGTTGGGTCTGCTGGTAACGCTCCTACTACTGTAGAAATACAGACTCTGCGTAGAGTTATTGATGAATATACACGTCTTTATAAAGAAGGTGCGGTTCAGGAAGGTGCAGGTCTTAAGTATAAAGAAGCATCTATTGAGAAAGCTAAGACCTTTATTGCGGCTATCAACCGTGCAATGTGGAATCAAAACAAACTTAATGACTGGAAAGCAGGCACTGATAATACAGAGCAGTTCCAAGGTGATGAGTTCCAAGACATTATTGATGGTCTAGAAAGACTTAATGCGTTGGGATTAAGTGAGAACCAAGCCTACAATATTACTAATGCAATCCAGAATATTTACCTGTTAGATGTTAAGAATGCTAATGCTGAGTTCCTAGCTAAGCGTACTATCATGGGTGCATATGTACCATTTACTAGACGTGGTAAGTATCAGGTCATGGTTAAGGCTATGGCTAATGGTAAAGCCGTTAATATGGATGAGTCATACAAGAGTTCCATGCCTTACTACCAAGTCAATAGTCGTGCAGATGCTAGAGAAATTCAACGTGCTCTAGATGAATCATTCGGTGGTAAACAGTTTACTGTTTTAGATAACGACGGAAACGAAGTTAAAGTAACATTTGAAGCTGAGTTTGGTACAGCTAGACAATCACAACCTATGACTCATACAGTAAACCTAAGTGAGTTTGTAGATGTATTGCAAAGATTGAGTGTTAATATTACTCCACAAGAACGTGAGCGTATTGTTGTTGCCTTGACTAAACAGGGTGAACGAGCAAGACGTAGCCTACAACGTTCAGGCGTAGCAGGATGGGATACTGATGTAGTTCGTAGTGTATCTGAACATCTTGAGACTCAAGGTCATATTGCCGGTAAGACGTTCTATCGACATAAACTAAATCGAATCATGCTTGATAACAGCATGTGGAGAGGTAACCCTGAGAAACTTAAGCGTCTTCAAGATGCTATGCTCAGAGCAGAAAGACAGGGTAACCCTGAAAGAATTAAGATTGCTCGCCAAGAATATGATGCTTATGCAGCTATGTACCAATACAGTGCTGATGTAGGTAAAAATAAAACTGTTAACCTATATGGTAAAGCAAACGGTGACGGAACCAGACAGTCTAGAAAAGCACAGACTGAAGGCCGAGGTGAGAACTATAGAGAAGAAGCTAAACGACTTCTTGCTTGGTACTCTGACGCGGCTAACATCGATCAGTCAACAGAAGATATATTGTCAGGCGAAGTTGGTTCTCGTTTCAAATTGATTGCTGTCTTGTTCCAGTTGGGTGGATCAGTAGCTACAGCAGCTATTAACGCCATCTCAATGGTAACCCACTCTATTCCTTACCTAAGTACCTACAATCCTAAGCGTGGTTATGGTGGTGGATTTGGTATGACTTTATCGGCAGCAGCCATGATGAGATCATCAGGTAACATGTGGAATAAGAATCTTGCTAACTATACTTATGTTAATGAGGTTGCTAACAGCGCAGAACTACAACAGAAACATGGTCTATCAGAAGACGAAGCCATAGCCTTACGAGATGCTACAGCAGAAGGCGTACTACAAGCAGCACAATTTAATGCACTAGTAGGTACTGCTAGAGGCGGTGTGAATAGTAATAAGACTGCATCTGTTATTAAAGCATGGATGTCTATGTTCTCTTACACAGAGCAGATGAACCGTAGAACTACATTCATGGCGTCTTATAGACTTGAAAGAGAAAGACAACTAGCGGCAGGTGCTACACAAGCTGAAGCACAGGAACGTGCGTTAGACTTTGGACGTAAAGCTGTGAATACATCTCAGGGTGAATACGCTATGTATAACCGACCAGAGATGGCTCGTGGTAACGTACTCCAATATGTATTCATGTATAAACAATTCGTTATTATCAGCGTTCAGTTGATGAGAGGAATGGCTACTAAGGAACGTGCAATATTCCTAGGTATGTTATTGTTTGCGTCAGGATTGAAAGGACTACCATTTGCAGATGACTTGATGGATTTGGTTGATACTCTTGCTCAGATGTTTGGTATTAAGATGGCAAGCATAGAGAAAGAACTTGCCACGTTCTTTGACAGTGTGTATCCGGGATCATCACAGGTATTGATGCGTGGTTTTATAGACCGATTCACTGGTGCAACCATATCTACTCGACTAGGTTTTGGTGATTTGATCCCACTATCAGGCGCACTTAAAGCAGGTGCAGACCCATGGCGTGAAGCTGAGAACTTCCTTGGCCCTGTATATAATGGTATCCAAGGTATGTTTGCTACAGGTGGTCAGCTAGCTAAGTATGGTGCTGAAGTATTAGGACTTAAGGATGACACTACAAACTTTGTAGATATCCTGCGTGATTCTCCTGTATCAGCAATTCGAGGTATGGCTGATGGTTGGACATATCTAAACGATGGAAGGATTACCAATTCCAAAGGTAATGTAATCTCTAACGAAGTACCATTAACGACTGCTATTGCTCGTATGATGGGCTTCTATCCTGCAATCGCTACGCTGCAGAACGATGTGGTTAGGATAGGAAAACATACTGATGCTTATGTGAAGTCACTTAAGATGGCTTACACTCAGAAATATGTAAAAGCTAGATTGAATAATGATGTAAACGAAATGAACAGGATTATTCAGGATGTGAATGAACATAACCGATACCATAGAGGTACAGAGTTTGAGTTTAAAGGATTCATTAAGTCTGCTAACCGTTCTTATAATGCGGCTAAAAACCCAACTATCCTACGATATAGGAAGTTTGCGCCTAAGAATATCAAGCAGGAGATTGATGATCTAATGCAACTATATGGTATAGAGCCTAGCGATTTGTAGTAGTTTCTAATCTATAGAAACAATGTTTATCTATACAAGTGGTCTTAGTAAATCTATCTGCGGTAGCCCATGCAGGTGCCACATAATCAGCATGATAATGTGTGGCTCCATCGGTAATATCATACTGTGCGTAAGTATCTAGGGCTGAGTATGCTATTAACTCTGCTTTTCTGTATGCTATTTGCTCATAAATTTGTTCAGGTTTTCCGTCACAATAAAAACTGAACTGGCACTTATGTCTTTTCATTTCACCTGAACCGTGGCGTAATCCTTCAGTTACAACCTCACACACAGTGTTAGGAAACCTAGGGTCTTCAACCCTATTAAAGATTACATGTGCCACAGCAAGTTGTGCCGCAGTAGACTCAGACCTAGCTTCAAAATATATAGCGTGAGCCATACATATCATTGCAGTGGCGGCTTCAAGAATCATTCTTCACTACTTGTAACTGACCGTAAGCTAAGTCATCAGCCGCTACATCAGCATTCTCTAATAGGTTTTGAAAGCGTGGGTGAGTCAGGTTTATACCAATCACATAAGTCTGTGCTAGTTTAACTGGTGTATCTTTACCCATTGATGCTTTCTCTGACTTAGGAGTAGCAACTGCATTCTCCTCAGTAAGTTCCTGTTTGAATGTCTTGTAGTCAGCTCCGCGTACTGATAACCATTTACGGAAATGAGTACGGTCTATCATCATTGTGCCTTTATCAAACGGGTCTGCCGCTGATTTACGATAGACATCAAGACGTACACGGATATCGTTTCTAGGCATACGACTGAAATCAGGCTGTGGTTTCTGACCTGATGTGTGCATGATTGTTACTTGTGAATCAGCAGAGTCAGCCATGTATTCTGCTATCAAATCAAACCCATCAACCTGATTCTCTTGAACTGTTCTACGGATAGCACCAATCTGAGACAGTACCCACTCAGTTGATTTTTGGTAGTCAAACTGTATTAGGTTCCATTCATCAGCTAACGACATAGCTAAGTCTGATAAGATGATTGCTTGTTCCCAATATCGTTCTTGACCTGAGAAGTTAGCTTTATATTTCTTTCTGAAGTTCTGTGATGCTTCAGCAATGACGGCGGATATACCTTCCTCACCCATCTCTACTAACTTCTTTAGGAATATTCTACCTACATGACCGTAGTTTGCATGGATAGACTCATATATTTTTTTACCAACATCTGTTCCTCTAGTAAATATAGGTGTAGCAGGGATGGTAAGTTCTAGTAATCTAGCCATCTGTGCGTCTGTATCCAGACCAGAAGCAATCAGTTTACTTTGTAGAGACTTGTTGGTGGATACTATAACAGGTGTAGCCCATGTCTTAGCATCACGTTCTTCTGCATTACGGTTAAGCCTAGCCTTATCTCTACCTTGTGATACCCAATAACAGAAGTCACCGACTTCCTTATCGTTCATCATAGTTACCTCATCAATAGTCAGAGGTAAGTTGGCATAAGTCCCTAGCCTAGTGAACAAACTATTCTGCGTATACTTAGCCGCAAAGTGTAGCTTGTCAGGGTTACCATAAATTGACTGTGCCCAATACTGTGCGAGGGTTTTACCACCTCCGGTAGGGCCATAAAGGGACACAGTCAAACCTTTGAGTCCAGTAAAATTATATAGTGGTGCAGAGAATCCAACACCAAGTGCAAACATATGTGTGTACAAATGTCCTTTCTCTAGTATGCTGGTTAGTGCAATCCACTGTTCTAATGAACCCTTGAGATTGTATAACTCTGCGCCTTGTCTCTGAACTGTAGACGCAAGGTTAATTGTTTCTTCGTTCACAATGCCATCGGCATCGCGTCTTATTAAAGTGTTGCCTAAGACAAATGCCGTGTTCTTTTCTTTCCAACCCATAGTAGAATATAGGTTAGTCATCTTACGGATTTGTCTCAGCTCGTCCATATATGATCGTAACATAAGCTGAAAATACTCCGTTTGTCTTTTGTTATATAACACTATCCCTTGATCTGCTATTGCTGTAGCAAACTCTCGGTTGCCTTCTGTTAGGTACGCTTGTCGTAAAACAAGTTCTGTCCATCCAATGTGTGTTCTATGCCAGTGGAATCTAACAGTCTCATAGCCCAATGATTCGTCGTAACCATAAGCTACAGGATATATATCAAACTTACAGACATCTATATCAGTGTCATCAATGGTAACTTTGATACCATCTCTAGTACGTTTGAATGGTTTTGGAATTGGGATAGAGTTTGCATCTGTATCAGGTGCTTCCTGTGATACAGCTACTTCTTGATATTGAACACCTAGTCTAGCAGGTGATCCAATCTTACCTTTGTATTTACAACCACGGCATCCATTTGGTCTATCATTCTCAAACTTCTGACATGTTGCCGGGCCAGTAGCAGACTCTCTCCAGTGAGTAAGTTTCTGTATGGTATCCTTCTCACTATATTTAGTATGACCTTTACTCCATTCTAATGCTGTGTTCTCAGGATCAACGCAGTATGCGGCGACTCCGATTAAGTCATACCATAATGGTTCATCTACTTTGTCTTGGTTGTCGACAGCCCATTCAATCTGTTTACATTTACTAGCAACAACAGACCCAACAGCAGGAGGAAACTCTTTCTTAACTGCTAAGTTGTTTAACAATGTGTTGTCACGAGTGTGATCTTCGTGAGCTGCAGCGGGTGCTTTGTAGTAATAAGATAGCTTATCCTTGAGTGTCAAACTTTTGACAGGCTCAGCATCCACCAACAACTTAACCTCGTTGCCGTTCTTAGGATTGTGTGTTCCTACAGGACGTAAGACCAACGCACTATTAGCGG